TGAATGTTTCGGAGTCAAACTCACGCAAACGCACACGTCCGCCCATAGTTTCAGAACTGCTCTTCGGAACAGCAGCAATGTTTTCATTTGCAATGATCTCATTGTAGATTTTACGTTGACCAGATGTTAAGTCTGCAACCTCTGCCTTCGTAATCTTGCGAAACTTTTCGTTAAATTTCTTTCTGGTTTTATCGTACTCATCAAGTGCCATCGATCACGACCTCTTTCTTTGGGGGGAGCAGGACAACGCCGTGTACTGCAGTTACATTGTGGTTGATTGTCTCCGCCTGCTTCACTCCTACGCGATTGAGGAGGCTCTCAGCAGCCTTGAGACGCAGATCATCACCGCGTTCGGGGGCGGGGTTGTCAATTGTGTCTACGAGGCGTGTAGCAGCCTTGTAGGCGTTCATAGATAGGACATCCTTCGTGCGATCTACGATCTCATCGGCAAGGGTTTTGCGTAACCAGACTGCGCTGCCCTTCGAATAGCCCGCATCGACGGCTGCGGCAGTCACGTTGCCACCGTTTTCAAAGAGAATGTCGAGGAACTGCGTCTGTTGGGGTGTTAGTTCCCGCTTTTTCGGTGTTTGTTGGGGGAGAAGGTTCATATCTACGTAGATTCCTGCGCGACTATGGTGCATTGGGCACCGACGATGATCATTCCGGGCGTAATCGTGCGTATTTCGCCTATCATCTCGACGACACGGGTACCACACTCGCCCTTGTCGAGGTAGGGACCCCGTCTGTCAGTGAATTGTGTGCAGTCGTTGGGACTGTGGAGCCAACATGCAAGGATCATGGCGGTGAACATCGGTGTTTCCCGTGAAAAGAAGGAGGAGTGAGTCGCATTCATGTCCGATACCACTGATTGTATGACGAAGTAATTTTCGTTGTGGGGTGGTTCGACATAAAAATGCGGCTCACGTCAACAGTATAGGTACTTTTTACATGTGTGTCAACTTTTTTTCTTGACAAAATTAGAATTCGACTGTACTATGGGCATAGGCCCGCCGGGGTAAACCCCATAGGTACCCGCCGGGTATCCCGCTGACCTCCCCAACGTATCCTTTTTACGCATATCGATAACTACACCGATATAAAATCGATGGCGGTATTGCTAGTACATATACCCGTCCCCCCAGTGGCCCATGCCCGCCCGTGCGCGGCACAAATCTTTTTGTTTGCTTCTCTGCTCTAAGCTGACTGCCGGTTTCCGGATGCCATCTTAGCAAAAATCCCTCTCTGACTTTCCCATCGCCGATGCCAAGGCGGCACCTGCAAAACACACTATCCGAACAAGCCAAGACATGCCCCCCCTGACATGTGCAAACGTCACATGACACGCGCGCGCGTTGCCTGATTTGTCATGCCTGTTATTATAACCGGCTGATGTGGCGACCAGAAAGCGCAGCATTCCCCGAACATGCAACCCGCCAGATAATCCAACCTATACAACCCGCAAGGCTATTAACTGGCATCAAGGCAAAAAAAGACCCCCGCCACTAAGGACGGGGGCAAGGCTAGGAGGAGATGCCGGAGTATTAGCCCCCTTCCGGCTGGGTAACTGGCTTACTTATGCGGATATTTCGCATGGTCAGAAGCGTAGTTGGTGATCTTCTTCACCGGCTGCTTTACGTCCATAAAGACCTTTACCTTGATCGGATTGCCGTACTGATCTGTACCGGAAAGCTTAACAACCTTAAAGGTTTTATGGTGGGTGGTTTCAAAGAACACTTTAGCATTGCCTTTGTTGTGATCCGAAATGGTGTCTTTTTCGTGTGCGAAGATTGAGAGTTCCATTGGTTTCCTATCCTTGTTCCTAGACGTTGAGGCGGGCCACAACAGCCCGCCCCAGATTATAAGCACAAGTCATGCAGCCTTTGCAAGCCGATAGATCAAACGATATCCGCCCCGCCTGTTACCGGTGCTTCTCTTCTCAAGCTTATATCCGGCCTGTTCAAGCTGGCCCAGATAGGTATAAACCGACTGCTTCTTAATATTGCAATGACCGGCAAGCGTAGGCACGGCCATGAATCCGTCGCGCAAATAGGAAAGCATCGTGCGGTGTGTTGCGTTCAGTTCGACACTTACAACGTCGTCCGGCTGCTGGCCGGATTCGCGCAGCGGATGGCCGTGCATGTCGGTATTGTTGCCGGTGGCCGGAAACTCTGCCCGAAACTTGGCAAGCAATACCTGCCGCTCGTCCCGTCGTATAGCCTGCTCGAAATTATCGCCAAGCTGCTTAAGTTGCGCCAGAAGTTCAGGTGTATAGATGGTAGACATGTTGTGTGTTCTTTCTGCCCCGCAGGGCGTTGTTTAAGTCAAGAATAGGGAAATGATCATTATTAAGGCTATCATTCCGGCAAGCCTGTAGACTAGTAACAAAGCTTCCATCCTATGCTGCCAACCCTTCCAGATACCGCCATGATGGCCCGTCCACTATCTGCCGGACTTGCTCGTTGCGCTGGTACCTTTTGCGCTCGTTGCGGCCATTGTTTGTTGCATCAGGCAGATGGGTTGCCCAGTGCGTCAGGGCGTTATAACCGGCCCAGAGCGTCAGGCCCAGTTCCGCCTTTTCTTCCTTGAAGCGTTCCAACATCCAATTCAGACGGCCTTCATTGATGGCCAGACGTTCATCGGTTCGCGCTGCTGCCGTGTTTTTCTTGCAGAGCGTTTCCTTGCAGATGTCCGCAAACTGCTTCTCAGTCAGAGGTGCAGACCGCCACAAGCGCATCTGATCCTTCTGGTTCTGCCACATGGAAAGCCCCATTGTTGCCTTGCCGATCATGGCTTCAGGCGACACCGAACCTTTGTGAACCTTCCGCTGGTGATAGGCTTTCTCACCGCCAAAAACGAGCGTATTGCGGCACAAGTCACGATATGCCCCGCTGAATATCTGCAAGGCCCATGACATATCAACACTGTTGAAGATGTCCATCCGGCAGCGCACTACATCATCACCGCCGCCCCGTGTGGTCGAACGCGACTGCAAATCATGGAAATAGATGGTGCGATGAACCCGTGCCCCCTCTTCATAGAGACGGTCCACCACTTCGACATTGTCAAGCGGCAGGTCCGAACCGGCCAGCTGCTCCGCCTGTGCCTTGAATAGCAGGTCATGCGGAACAAGCGCATAGGACTTGCCGACAGGCCGGACATTGAGAACCCCGCCCGTTGCCGTGTTCTGCAAAGCGTGGAAACCCTCTAGCGGTTGCGGCTCGACAAATTCAACATCCTGATGGGTATATGTTGTTTGCGCTTCAAGCGGCACCCGCCGAATCTGCCCAAACCGTTCGTATAGGCTTACATCGTCAATTCGCTTGTGCGTGGCCCAGATGTCCCCGCCTTTCGCCTTTGACCGGCTGGCGGCCTGCTCTTCTGTTGGTATAATATCAAGTGGCATATCGTGCCCCTTTCGTCGTTGTTGTTGCTGGCTTCGTGGCCAGTTCGTGAATCATGGCACACAATTTGCACCAGTTGAACCCCCCCGCCGAAAAAAGTTGGGAAGGCTGGCAGGCTGGCCCCATCGACTCGCCGCCTGCCCGATCAATCCGCCAGTCTTGCCCCGCCCCCGAACGGACGAACAAGAAACCGTTAACTGATCCCCAATGTTTTATAGCGTCAGCCGGTTTGTCATTTTGGCGTCAGACGGTTTGTCAAGTTATGCCCCACCGATCCCGCCAGACGCGCCAAGTGACAGCCTGTAATTGGTAGGGCATCAGGCCGACGCGCCGTGCTGCTTCTTCGTATGCGGCCTGCAAGGCCCGATATTCACGGACGCCGATATTGGTGCGATCATCAGTCAAGCCTACCTTTTCATCATAGGCAATGTTGCGGGCATGGCCGTCAATCGTGACGTTAAACTCGCCCATAATATCCATAAAAAACGACGTGATCTTTTGTCCCTTCAGCATGCGCTTTGCCCCGTCATAGTCCGGACGCGCCGCCAAGATATCCCAAGCCTTCTTTTTCATAGCGTGATAGGTGGATACCTTTACAGCGTCGATCCCGTCACCGCGCAGGAAAGCGGCAATCAAAGCATCGGCATTGACAACATTACGCGCCCACTTGTTGTTAGGTGATAGGGCAGAGATAACAGCCACCACAATATAAACCGCAATGCCATACTTTGCCGCGATATTGTGCGCTGCTTTCTGTGCGTCTGAATACCAGAGCAAGCCTT